TGAATGCATTATTGTTCGAACCAATGAATCCTTTGACGGAAAACAGTATACAAAACGAAATTGCTCTGATGCTTGAAGCCTATGAACCTAGAGTAATTTTGCAAAAGGTGAATGTGGAAGCAGATGATGCTAGGAATGCCTACAATGTGACAATAAGTTTCTTCTTACAAAATGCTACCACACCAACATCAATAACAATACTTTTAGAGAGAAACCGATAAATGGCTGGAGCAAATAGCAATATTCAGATAACGGATTTGGATTTTAATGATATTAAAACCAATCTGAAGAATTATCTAAAGTCACAAAACGCTTTAAAAGACTACAATTTTGAAGGTTCAGCACTCTCTGTACTATTAGACATACTTTCATATAATACGCAATACAATGCATATTATTTGAACATGGTTGCAAATGAGATGTTCTTAGACTCTGCAATTCAGAGAGAATCTGTTGTTTCCTTAGCAAAATTACTGAATTATACACCAAAATCCGCAATCGCACCTGAAGCCTTCATCAATGTTCTCGTCAATCAGGTCACAGATGCATCACTAACATTACCAAAGAATACACAATTTTTATCTGAAAATCTGGATGGTGTCAACTACAATTTTGTTACAACAGATGCAACAACCGTTGCCGTTTCTGGTCAACAAGCATTATTTTCAAATGTATCAATAAAACAAGGTATTGTTGAATCGATATCATATGAAGTAGATTCAACTACAAATCCAACCTACACATTCTCGATTCCAGATGAAAATATCGACACCACAACACTGTTGGTATCGATACAACAATCCATTTCAAATACAACATCTGAAATCTACACAAAAGCATCAGATGTTTTGTTGTTAACAGGTGATTCAACAGTTTATTTCTTGCAAGAGAGTGTTAATGGATTGTATGAAATTAATTTTGGTGATGGTATACTTGGTAAACAACTTGTGGATGGTAACATTGTCAACCTAAGTTACTTGTCCACAAACGGTTCAGCTTCTGCTGGCGCAAATAGTTTCATCAATATGGACGCAATTGGAGGATTCTCCAATGTTGTGGTTACACCTGTGCAGGCAACATCTTATGGGCAAGATAAAGAATCCGTAAGTTCGATAAAGTTTCAGGCACCCAAATCTTTCTCTGCACAGAAACGTGCTGTTACCAAAGAAGATTACATCACCGCAATTCAACAGAATACCTTAGGTTATTCTTTTGATGCTGTCAACGTTTGGGGTGGGCAAGAAAATGATACGCCAATTTACGGGCAAGTTTTCGTTTGTTTGAAACCAGCAGGTTCTTACAATCTAACACAACTACAGAAACAAAAACTGATACAAGACGTTATCAGACCAATTTCTGTTCTGACAGTTACACCAACAGTTGTGGATCCAGACTACACATACTTGCAACTGACTGTAAATGTGTTGTATGACCCAAGTAAAACGAACTTGACTTCTTCACAAATTAAAACAAACGTAAAAAATGCGATTTCTAATTTGGCTGTAAGTCAGTTGAATACTTTCAATTCAACATTTAACATTACAAACTTCAATAATGCAGTCAACAATGTTAGCCCATCAATTATTACAAATGAAATAAGTCTACAAGTTCAGAAAAAATTCTTGCCAATTTTGACTGTACCAACAACATATAATTTGTACTACGGGACACCGCTCAAAAAAGGCATGTTTCAAAGTGGTATTAGCACATCACCATCTCTACAATTCAGAGATCCAGACAATTTAACAACAATTATTAGTGGTGTGCAGGTTGAAGAGGTGCCATCATCAACTGGTGGTGTTGAATCGATTTCAATTATCAATCCGGGATTTGGTTATCAGAGTGCGCCAACAATTGAAATTCTTGGTGACGGAGTTGGTGCGACAGCGGAGAGTGTAATTTCCGCTACAGGTACTATAAAGTCAATTAATATAACCAACAAAGGTTCAGGTTATACCAGTGCGATTGTTAAGATCACACCAAAGTCAAATGATACCACAGGCCAATTAGGAGCTGCAATTGCAAATCTTGAAGGTCGTTATGGTGTATTGAGATCATATTACAATAACAATGAGAATGTGAAAATCATATTGAATAGTTCTGTGGGCACAGTCGATTATAACTTGGGTGTCATCACACTTGAAAACTTCAATCCTTATGGTGTACAGAATGACCTTGGTCAACTAACAGTTTCTGCAAATCCAACAACATCGATTATATCATCGACTTATAACAGGATCATCACAGTAGATCCATTTGATCCAAATTCGATTATTGTCAACGTAACAGCTAAGTAAAATGATTCCTGATTTTCAGAAGACTTCGTTACTAATACCATCACAGCTTCCCTCTTTTGTTAGGGAAAATCCAGACTATGATAAGTTTGTTACGTTCTTGCAGGCGTACTATGAATGGATGGAAGAGAATGGTAATGTCACAGAGAGAAGTAAAAACATTCTCAACTATAAAGACATTGATAGAACGACAGAAGAATTTATAAAATATTTTACAGATGAGTTTCTTCAATATTTTCCACAAGAAGTTTTAATTGACAAACGTACTGCTGTAAAGTATGCTCGTCAACTGTACTACACAAAAGGTACACCAGCATCTTATCAATTCCTATTCAGAATTTTATATGATTCTGATTTTGATATCTTCTATACAAAAGATGCAGTTCTAAAAGCTTCTGATGGTTCTTGGTACGTTGCAAGAAGTTTAAAGTTGGCGACAGGAAATAAAAATTTCTTAAAAGTTAATAACTATAGACTGTTTGGTGAAACAACAAAGTCAATTGCAACAATTGAAAATGCAACATCAACAGGCAACAGAGTTGAAGTGTTTATTTCCGATATTACAAGATTGTTTCAGTCGGGTGAATTTGTTAAGGTAGTTGACACGAACAACCAAGATGTTTTGTTTGATGGGCAACCACTCAGAGCAAAGATTGTTGGTCAAATCAATCAAATTAATATTGATCCAAACAGAAGAGGTTTGCTCTACCAAACTGGAGACCCAGTAGTAATTTATGGTGGATTGAACTCTGCCAACGGAATTGGTGCATCAGCAACAGTTGGGCAAACAACAGCAGGATCTATTCAGCGTATCAATGTTGTTGATGGAAGTTATGGTTTTAGAACTGAACCAAATACATTAATAACCATAAACAATGCAGTCGGTGCAACTGCTGTTGTTGGTTCTTTGGATCCAGACTCAACAAAAACTGCCAATGTTACTTTATTGTCTATAGAAGCTATCAATCCTAAAAGATTAATAACAATTGGTAACACAAATTATGGATTCACCAATGTGGCTTCAGCAAATGCGAACACCAGATTGTCTGATGCATTTAGTTTCACTCAATTTGCGACATATCCAATATCTTCTGTTATTGTTACAAATGGTGGTGGTGGAATCAGAACTATTCCAACTGTTCAAGCAACATCTTTATATCAGAACGATGTAGGTGATTCAATTGATCTTGGTAATTTGGGTATACTCTCACCAATTCAAATTTTAAGTGGTGGGCATGGTTACCAAGCAAATGATCAAATTGTTTTCTCTGGTGGATCTGGTGTTGGTGCTCGAGCAAATGTGGTGGCTGTTTCTAACACAGGTTCTATTACAGATGTTGAATACGTTTATGGTCCTGTGAGAGATTACCCACTTGGTGGTTTAGGTTATTCAGAATTATCCTTACCAACAGTAACTGTGCAATCAGCCAATGTGCAAGCCGCGAACGCAAGTTTGGTTGTTCCCGGCATACTTGGTAGAGGCGCAACATTCTCTGTTGTATCAAACAGAACTGGTTCGGTGACAACAATCAATATTAGTAATCCTGGCGAAGATTATGTTTCTGCGCCTGGCGTTTCTTTAAAAGTTGAGGACATTTTAGTTTCTAATGTTGCACCTTCACTAATAGAAAGTGGAGATGTTATTTTCCAAGGCGTTGATGCAAACACTTCAACGTATTTGGCATATATAGAGTCTGTTTCTGTGTACCGATTCAATGCTGATCCTGCACAAACAGTATATAATTTGCGTGTCTACAACTATAACTCAACACCAAATACTGCATTGCCACTGAGAACAGAAAACAATGTTAACTTGCAAATGGTTGGTGCAGCACTAGATTCAAACTACAATTCTAGTGGCGTAAGAAGATATGGTGACGGTAACGCAAGAGCTAATGCATCTTTCTTGAATGGATTAGTTGTAAGTCAAGGGCAATACCTAAACTCAAGAGGTAAACCAAGTTCTTCAGACGTATTACAAAGTAAGATATACAACAACTTCACTTATATAATCAGTGTCGAAAAAGAAATTGAAAAGTATAGAGAAATTCTACTGAACCTGTTACATCCAACAGGAATGAATTTCTTAGGTCGTTATGTATTGAGATCGAATACCGATTATCAACTCGACACTTACAGTGCAGTATTCCAAGGTTACCCATTAGACCACTTTACAGGTTATACTGGTACACATGCACACATTTATACCAGTTTCACAAATGGCAGTAACAACATAGTTTATTTTGATGACCTGGCTGGTGCAAATCTCGCCAACATCATATTTGCAAACACAGATACACTTGTTTTGAAGACAACAAATGGTCCAGATGTTTCATCAAGAGTTGTTTCTGTTAATGCTGCTGCGAATACAGTAACTCTTGAGTGTAATGTTTGGTTGACTTATGCAAATGTCGCATTCGTATCTGGCAATTCTGGTTCGAACGTCATAAATATTAGATCATTGACCAGTGCTTATAATATTATGAACAATGGTCAGTACAGCAACACAGACTATCCAATCAAAGATATCGTTTATGTTGGTGATACAATTTTGGTGGATAACAATACAAGCAAGGTTGTACAGAGTGTTGACTTTGAAAATGATCGAATTTATCTGACAGCCAATTTGACTTCGAATGTTGGTAACTCATACATGGCAGTCAACAGAACATTTATTGCAAACACTGCATTGAATTCAAGACAGATATTCATTTATGGTGCAGCTGGGCAAGTTTATATACCGGAACTTACAACAGAAGATGGTTTTTCAATAACAACTGAGGATGGTAGAACACTTCTATTAGGATAAAAAATGTCAACAGTAAAAATTACAGACTTAACAGCAAAAACGCTGGCACCAAATACTGCAAATACAATATTTGTTGGTGTGGACTTGCCAACTGGCGTAACAGGAAAATATACAGCCAAAGACTTGGCTGATAATCTGTATTCAAACAATGTTCTGAATGTTGGTAACACAATTGCATTTGCTGATGGCACAACACAAAATACTTCTTTTACCGCAGCTGCATCATATGCAAATTCTGCGTTCTTAAAAGCCAATGCAGCCTTCTTGGTTGCAAACACACCAGATGCTATAGCAAACTCTGCTGCACTGTATGCCAATGGTGCATTTGTTCAAGCCAATGCTGCATTCTTGGTTGCTAATACACCTACACATGTAGCAAACTCTGCTGCATTATATGCAAACGGAGCTTTCGCAAAGGCAAATGCTGCTCTTGCGAATACATCAGGAACTTTTGCTGGTGATCTGACAATTACAGGAAACACACAAACTCAAGCAATTAACACTGGCAACTTAACTGTAGTTGGAACATCGGCAGTATCCGGCAATACAAACTTTGCTGGTATAGTGAGTGTGACTGGTGCAGTCAATATGAATGCAACACTCGTTCTTGCCAACTCCAATTTCTCTGCAACGGAAGCTGCCTTTAGAATTACAGCATCAGGAAATTCACAACCTGTAACACAGGCCGGTACAATGATGCAAATAACCGGCAAATCAAACACGCCAGCCAGAGTACTCATCGATTCTTTTGGTACATCAAATGCATCTTATTCTCTTATTGCTGGTAGAACTGCCAGAGGTACAGTAGATGCACCAGCACCGACACAGAACAATGATATACTGTTGCGTATTGCTGGTAACTCTTATGGTAATACTGGTTACGCACCATTTGGTGATGCAAGAATTGATTTTGTTGCTTCCGAAAATCATTCGGACGCCGCTCGTGGTTCCAGAATAAGATTTTGGAATACACCAAATGGTTCAAATACTGTTAATGAAATTGCTTCGTTTAATGCTGATTCTGTATATTTTACTGGTGTTGTGTCACCAGAAAAAGGATTTGTTTATACACCAAGATTGTTAGGTGCTCAGACTGCAATCACTATTGACTTTGCAACAAATTCAATGATCAGAGCAACGTTTAGTTCAACACTGACAATCTCTTTCTCAAACTACACATATGGTAAAGTTGTTGAGGCGTGGATAACAAACACCGCAGGTACAGGGCAAACAATTAATCTTGGTGTTCTTGCAAACAACTCCACGACAGGTTCTGCAACACTGTCTGTTGCATCAAATAGATCAGCAAAGTTACAGTACTTCAGTATTGATGGTGACTTAGCAAATACTTTCTGTGCAATAACTTACGCTTAATAAATAACTCACTATGACAAATAAAATCGTAATCACACCTGAAGCTAAGGTCTTACAAGTGCAACAGAGTTATTATGCACCTGTTGCCGTAATCACATCAAAAAACAATTTGCCTGTCGAGACAAACTACTGTTTCCTTTCCAGAGTTGACCCTTGGCCACAGGCAAATACACCACCTGTTCCTGGATTAGACCAGAAGAGTCGAAAAGAAGTCTTCAAAAACATCTTTGCAGTAAAAAAAGTAAACACATCCGATATTTCTCCAGTAATTCAGAGAATTGATTGGAGGTCAGGAACAATTTACGATTATTATCGCGACGATATTAATATCTTAGAACAAGATGAAAATGGAAATTTAGTTTATAATTTCTATGTCAAGAATAGATACGACCAAGTTTTTAAGTGTTTGTGGAATGGAAACGGTGCTGCTGCAACAGACGAACCAATGTTCACACCAGGCACATACGGAACAAATAACATTTATGTTGGTTCGGATGGTTACAAATGGAAATTTATCTATTCGATTGACACCGGTTTAAAAGTTAAATTCATGGACACCAAGTGGATGCCTGTTGGTGTCAGCACAACTTCATTGAATGCATTAACAGCTCCAGAAGGTATTGGTGGAGTTGAGGTTATAAATGTTTATAGTGGTGGTTCTGGTTATGATGCACCCAATGCAACGATTACTGTAACTGTAACTGGTGATGGCAATGGTGCAGTTGCAACAGCTAACACATCAAACGGATCTATTATAGATATTATCGTTACAAATCCTGGTGCAAACTATACTTATGCAAACGTAACTATCACAACAGCGTTAGGTAATGGCGTTGTTGCATATGCAAATACATCACCTGTCGGTGGCCACGGATTCGATCCAATTTCTGAACTTGGATGTTCACATGTTATGTACTCAGTTGAGTTTAATGGTTCTGAAAATGGTGAGATACCAACAGACATTGACTTTCACCAATTGGGTTTGGTGGTAAATCCAACATCTAAGCAATCAAGTCCGAATCCAGCAAATGGTTCAATTTATAGAACGACAACCGATTTAATTGTTGCTCCGGGTTTTGGTACATTTGAAAGAGATGAGGTTGTTTATCAAGGTTCTTCTTTGGCTGCAGCTACATTTACTGCAAAAGTTTTAAGCTTTGATGTTGCAACTAATGTACTTAGACTCATAAATACAACAGGCACACCAGCACTTAATGGTTCCGTTTACGGAAACACATCATCAACAGCAAGAACTGTACTAACCATCAGTTATCCAAACTTTGTTTTATTCTCTGGTTACTTGGCATATATAGAAAATAGAGAAAGTATTCAAAGAAGTGCTGACGGCATAGAACAATATAGATTTGTATTAGGTTACTAAAGGAAAAAAATGGCTCTGAATTTTAACGTTGATCCATATTACGATGATTTCGACCCATCAAAGAATTTTCATCGTATTCTTTTTAAACCGGGCGTTGCGGTACAGGCAAGAGAATTAACGCAGTCTCAAACAATTCTGCAAAGTCAGATTTCCAAATTTGCAGATAATATTTTCTCACAGAACACACCAGTTACTGGTGGTAAAGTTACTGTCAATCAAAATTGTTATTATTTAAAACTAAATGCACAATACAATAGTGCTGACATTGTTGCTGGTGATTTTACCAATAAAATTATTCAAGATTCAACAGGTCAAATTATTGCAAAAGTAATTAAGACAGCAGAAGCAACAGGTACAGATGCTGCTGCAGGCGATCCACCAACACTGATTGTTACATACCTTTCTGGCACTCAGTTCAGTGATGGCATGGATGTTTTCCCTGCTGATGGTTCTAACTTTGCAGCAACAATTATTGGTACTCTTGGTGGTTCAACTGGTGTTGGGCTTTCTTCTGTTGCATCTATTTCTGATGGTGTTTTCTACATTGTCAATGGTTATTCACAGTCAAGTACACAGAATGAAGACGGTTCATATACCAAATACTCAATCGGTAACTTTGTATCCGTTCAACCACAAACAACAATATTAGACAAGTACAGTTCAACACCGTCCTATCGTGTAGGTTTGTCGATCCAAGAAACAATCATAGACTATATCGATGACCCATCACTATTGGATCCGGCAGTTGGTGCATCGAACTATCAGGCACCAGGTGCAGACAGATACCAAATTAACCTATCACTCACAACATTACCATTAGAATTGGGTAATGATGATGCATTCGTTGAGTTACTGAGAATCGAAAATGGTAATGTTCAGAAGCAAGTAAACAGTACAGTTTATTCTGTTATTGATGAATACTTTGCAAAGAGAACTTCTGAGACAAACGGCGATTATATCGTTAGTAATTTCAAGATAACACCTTCTGCAAATACGATTGACGCAAACACATATATCTTAGGTGTTGGACCAGGCGTTGCATATGTCCAAGGTTTCAGAATAGAAAACCAATCAACACTACAAATTACATCTGATCGTGCAAGAACAACAGATTCCGTCAATAACAATAGTAACTTTATTGATTATGGAAACTACATCTATGTTGACAATTTGAAAGGTCAAGGTAATAGTTTCTTTGATATCACAACCGGCAGCCCAGTAGATTTCCATATTGTTGGTACCGCAAGTGTTAACAGAGCAAACACAACAACTTACAATTCAACTTTAGCTGGCAGCGGTTACATTCGTGCGGTAACTTATGTTCAGGCTTCCAATGGTTCAAACACACAAACATATACTTACAAGGCACACATCTTTGATCTTGCAAGTAAAACTCTTTCGAGCAACGTTTCTGCTGCGAACACCAACTTTACAACACTGTATGTTGGTACCGCTGGCCTATTATCCAACGTTGCAAATGCATACGTTGGTTGTTCTATAACAATCGACTCAGGTACAGATGCTGGTGATGCAAGAACAATCACCTATTATGATCCAAACAACAAGACAATTCAAACTGATGCACCATTCACAATCGCACCTGACGGAACATCTCAGTTCTCAATTCGTTTTGGTGTAAAAGATTTTGAAACAATTGTACAACCAGTTTCTGGTACACCATATACTTTCCAAGGTAGCGCGAGTGTTAGTAACTTAGGCAAAGTAAACAATGTTGCTTCGGGTTATACACAGTTATTCAATCCAGGAAATCCACAACTGATCTTCCCATTGGGTAACAAGTTTGTTTCTGCCGTAACAGATTCTTCTTTCACAACACTACAAGAATTCAGAGCACAATCTTTTGCAAGTTACTTGAGTGGATCTAGAAGATATCTGCAATTAGATCCATCATCTGTAGGAGTCTTCGACTTTATCAGAACAGGTACAACAGAGTCGGCTGATGCAATCAAACAAAACTGGATAGTTGTTGTAACAGATAGACTGACAAACACCACAATAAACAATGGTGATATTATTGATTTCACCACAGGCAGCAGAACTATTGCCGTTGATTCTGACAAGAATGGTGTCTATCTAACATGCCCAGACCTTGCACCATTCGCAGCAACAATTTATGCCAAGTTGTCCGTTACAGATGGTAACGATACAAACTATGTACTCAAAACCAAAACATTGGTTACTGCAAACACAACAGTAGCAAGTTCTACTGGACCAGATGGTGTTGTTAATGATACCTATATTGACTTAACAAATGGTCAAATCTGGATTCCAACGGCTGGTGTGTTAAGTTATGGAAACAACCAGAAGTTGTATGTTTCTGATGTTAAGAGAATCGTTAAGATCATTGACACAAATGGTGTAACACCAAATACGGAACTGTTGACAACAGGCACCGATATCACATCATACTACACATTCAATGATGGTCAGACAGACAATTATTACGGTCATTCATACATCACATTGAAGCCTGGTCGTCAGAAGCCTGTTTCATTATGGATATTATTTGATCACTTCAGTCATTCTGGTGGTGATGGTTACTTTAGCGCACAGTCTTATACAAACGTTGGCTTTACCGACAGACCAAAATATTATGCAGGCAACGGCACACTGTATGATCTGAAAGATTGTTTAGACTTTAGACCTGCTGTGTTGAATGGGCAAGGTAACTTTGTATTCAAGTACAAGATCACACCAACAACCACAAACAACTCCGGTTTCTTTATTCCATCGGACTTGAGTGCGTTTACATCCGATTATGCATACTATCTTGGAAGAAAAGATATACTTATAATTGGTAAAGATAAAGGCATCAGATTAATTCAAGGTGTTCCGGACATTAATCCTGTTTTCCCTGGTCAACCAGAAGGTTCTATGTTGTTGGCCAAAATTTCTTTGGATCCATACACCGAATACGTGACTGGTCAAACAACAACTGGACAAGTTGCAAACATCAGTGTTCAACCAGTACTACACAAACGTTGGGCATTTAAAGATATTACAGATTTACAAACACGTGTCAACAATCTGGAATATTATACATCATTAAATCTATTGGAACAAAAGGCCACAAATCTACAGATACCTGACGGCAACGGATTGAATCGTTTCAAGAATGGTATCTTAGTTGATGACTTTTCAACCTTTAGTGTTGGTGACACATTTAATCCAGACTTTAGTGCAGCAATCAATACAAGATTACAGTACTTGACACCTGCAATATTGGTTAAAAACTATCCTCTACAGAACCAACAGTTATTAAGTGTTGGTGGTTTTAAAGGTTTGTCAAATACGGCCACCACAGGTCTGTCATACAAACCAACAAACTCAGATATTTCTCCACTTTATACTCTAAAGTATACGGAAGAAATAATTGCAAGCCAACCTTTGGCGAGCAGAGCAATTGCAATTAATCCTTTTGCTGTGGCAGATTCAATTGGTACACTGACTCTGACTCCACCAATGGACAATTGGATTGACAATACAGCACAACCTGATTTGTTGTTCATTGATCCAAACCTGAAGATGTATCAACCATCAAGTACCTTAAACTTACTTGAAGGCAATCCAACTCTGGCTGTTGGTGACTGGCAAACAATTCCAGGAACAGAAACAACAACCACACAAACATTAACAGAAACCAGTACAGATGAATACGGTAATCAGTATTCTTCTTCCTACAATGCAAACGTCACAACTGTAGACAAACAGAACATCTACACCTACGGTTATTGGTCACAAACATATTCCGTTGAAGGTAACTACATCTCTAACGTTTCGTTGTTACCATATATCAGAGCACAGCAGATTGCTTTCAGAGCAACAGACATGTTGTTTAATACAACAGTCAACGCATTCTTTGATGAGAAACGTGTTTCACGTATGGTTAGAAAAGCAAACATCATTGAATTGAGTTCTGTTTCCGGAACATTCAAAGTTGGTGATACAATTGGTTATGTTGTCAGTTCAATATTCACCAAAACTGGTGTGATCTCTGACATTTATACCTATCCAAACGGCAACGTTCGTTTATATGTCATAGGTGATATCGGCACCGCATCTTATGGTGTAACTGTTAGAAACGGATTCTTCAATACGTCCGGTGTGTATCAGAACAGTACAGCAAGTGGTACATTTGTTTCGTTAACTCACTATTCTGGTGCATTCACAGCCAATACATCTTCAGCAAACACCGTAACACTTGCATCAACAGCTTCTTCAAGCAACACAGCATATGTTGGGCAAGAATTCTGGATTGTTAATGGATCAGAGTCAAGTGTTCTGTCGATTCCTATCGGTCAGAAGGCAACAGTTTCAAGTTACAATGGTGTTACAAAAGTCGCCACATTGAATAGAAATATTACCGCAAAAACTGGCGAAACATATTCAATTGGACCTTTGGTTACCAACGAAGTTGGTTCCGTATCTGGTGTTTTCAACTGCCCAGGCGGTTACTTCCATGTTGGTGAAAGAACGATGAAGATTGATAACAGAATTGTTACAGAAGGTATATCAGACTTCTTCTACAACAAAGGTACCGAAACAACATCGGCTCAAGCAACTTTCTTTGCACAAGGTTTATCTACAACATCTCAGCAAATTAATTATTCTGCAAGCGTGTCTGGTCAAGCAAACACAATCACAACCATCAAAACTGTTAATGACTTTGTTACAAATACACAGAGAATACAAACTGGTGGTGGCGGCGGAGGTTGCTGTGTTATTTCTACAGCAATGGCTGACATGGGTATTTGGTCGAAAGATCAGAAGTTTGATCTGATTGAATGGTGTGAGAAGTATCTGCACAACAAAACACTTGGTGAATGCTTCCGCCGTGGTTATCAAGTGATTGGTTCTAAGGTTGCTGTGCCGTTGTTGAGGGATCAAGGCATTATTGGTAAGATTATAAGACCTTATGGTAATTGGGCATTCACAAACGGAACAAACATGGTTCGTGGTAAGAAATTCTCATGGTTGTCAGTACCAAACTCTGTAGTTTGGATTGCAGGTTTCATGGCAGTTGGTGCAGTTGTCACAACAAAGTATGCAAACAAGTGCTGGAAAAAACTGTACGAATAAATTATGGGACTAAGTGTAGCTGAATATTTCGCACAAAAGGAGGCATGTGCCTCCTGTGTGGATCATGGCACCGAAGAACATTGTGTTACCACATTGTTAAGTAGAAAAGAAAATTGTTTTGTTTATAGTATCATACACAATCAAATTGGTGAGTATAAACAAGAAGAGATTGAGTTACTTAGAAAAATGAGGGAAGATTCCTCAGAGGAAGAGAACGTAATTTATTATGTTAGAGGTGAAAGAATCATTGAAAAGATGCATCTGATGGAAAAACCTTTCTATGAGCAGGTATCCTTTTTCAGTTATATTAATTTTAAGTATATCAAAAGTGTCGTCGAAGCATTAGTTCAAAAACGAACAGATGACGCAAAACGTCTAATAAATACTATGTTAGAAGTTCTTGAAAAAGAAAATAACATATCGAAGGAATTAAATGAGTTCAAGTACTATTGATCCAGTAGCGCAAACATTTATCATTGATGGCCAAAATTTTCCATCTGGAGCTTTTTTAAGTTCTGTTAATTTGTTTTTCAGAACAAAGCCATCAACAAGCGTACCCGTTCGTGTTTGCATATTACCAACTCTTAATGGTTATCCAACCGGACAACCTTTAGAATATTCTATTGTTAGTTTGCCTGCCACTTCTGTTAATGTATCTGAAACACCACACTATCTGAATTCAAATACATATACAAATTTTGCTTTTTCATCACCGGTTTATATTAACCCGGATCAATTATACGCAATAGTTGTGCAGTCATCTTCAGATGATTATACTTTATGGTGTTCACAACAAGGTGATACAGCACTATTATCAACATCAAAAGCTCTGCCAACAGACGTTAATCCACCATCACCAACAAAGATTGTTACGACACCATATGTTGGTGATTTATTTGAGTCGCAGAATGGATTGACTTGGACAGCCGATCTATTAAAAGACTTGATGTTTACAATCAATAGATGTAAGTTTGATACAAATACATCACCATCCATGTCATTTGTTGTACCAGCAGGATTACCGGAAAGAAGAAGTGTTGAATCGGACACATCTCTTGCTACAGCCAATTCCATATACGATGTATTCAACCTGTCCACAACAGACCTAACGCCACCAGGAACATCTCTTGTATATCAGTACACAACAACACTAGAGTCTGGTACATCTGATGGTCCATATAGTGTGGTGCCAGGAAAATATGGTACACCAAAATCGGAAGATATTAGTTTGAATGACAATAAGGGATCAAGAGTATTAAATTATACCGCAAACGATTCATTCAAACTACAAGCAACTTTATCTACAGACAATGATGCAGTAAGCCCAGTTATTTCAGAAGATGGTTTGAACCTGTGGACAATTCGTTATAGAATTAATAATATGGGTATTTCAAACGATGACATTTTCTTAATCACTGGTGGAATTGGTTACTTAGCCAATGCAAACGGAACAATTTCTTATCCTGAAATTACCGTTTCTGCACCAGATTTGGATGGTGGTGAACAAGCTTATGTTTCTGCCAATATTCAGTCTGGAAATATTGTTAGTGTATATGTTACAGCAGAAGGTTCTGGTTATCTAACAACACCAACAATTACCATTTCTAACACATCAAATGTGTCGGCGAATGTAGTTGTTGCTGGTGAAACATCACCTACTGGCGGAAACGGCAGAGCCAGATACATTACACAGATTGTCACATTAGCTGAAGGCAGTGATTCGGGTGACTTAAGAGTTTACACATCAGCCTATAGACCAACAAATTCTGACATTCATGTGTATTATAAAATTGTGGCTAGAGATGATACACAGAAAATTGAAGAAGGTGATTGGAAACTAATGACAATTACAAGTGGTGCTGGAAGATACTCGACAAGTTTTTCCGATATCGTTGAATATGAATTTTCACCAGGAACCTTAAATGTTGCGGATGAATTTGTAAGTTATACCAGTAAAGCCAATGGGCTTTCTTACACTTCATTCTATCAATTTATGATCAAGGTCGTTATGTCATCTTCTGATTCAACATTTGCACCATTCTTGGATGATATAAGAGCGATTGCTCTACCACCAGGAACAGGACTATAAGATGTTAGTCAAAGTAGAAGGCACCAATCTGTATCGCGATACAGAAACCATGGCTTTAATTAATAGAGACACTAAAGAAAAAAACGATTATATAATGAAGTCTCGTTTAATTAAGAACCAAAAAGATCAAATAAATACCGTCAAAGAAGAAATAGAAGTCATCAAAGGCGAAATGTCGGAAATTAAACAATTGATGATAAAACTACTCGAAAAAGGTTCAAATGGCTAATACAGTTACATCGTTAAGTTACGCAAACACATTTGGTGAGTGGGTTGTTGCGACTAATAGTCTTATTAGAGAAAATAATGATCTTGCGGCAAATGACTATATTAAAAGTACAGGTACAATTTACCTAAATGAAACTACACAAAACGCTCTTCAATCAAACGGAACTGTAATTATACAGAAAGAACTGCTTGTACAGGGTACAGGTTCATCTGCGACAGTACAAAATAATTTAAACGTTGGTAGTCAACTATATCTAACAAATGGTACATTGAGTTTAGTTGCATCAGGTCAAGCAAACGTTGCCGGTCAGATCAACGGGCAAGCTTCTGGTATTGGCCTGTTCATTGCAAACAATGCACACATTGGTGGCACCACAGTTTCTGCTGTTAGACTGACAACAGGAGTTTTGCAAGCAAACTCTTCTGTTAATACATCAAACGCATCGATTGTAAACACATTATATACTAAAGATTTACAGGCAAATTCAACAGTTAATACAGCAACCGCTTCGGTAACTGGTACCACATTTACCAATGTACTACAAGCCAACACATCAACAAACACAAGTAATGCTTCGATTGTTGGAACGACATACACTGGTATGTTACAAGCCAATACTTCTGCAACTGTTGGCACATTGCAAGCTAATACATCCACAAATACTGCCACTGCATCCGTAACAGGCACAACATTTACTAATGTATTGCAGGCAAATACATCGACTAATACTGCAACGGCTTCTGTAACTGGTACTACATTTACCAATATATTACAAGCCAATACTTCTACAAATACTGGCATAGCTTCTGTAACAGGAACAACATTCACCGGTTCATTGCAGGCAAACACTTCTGCAACTGTTGGAACATTACAAGCCAATACCTCTACAAATACAGCAACAGCATCTGTAACTGGTACCACATTTACCAATGTGTTGCAGGCAAATACTTCTACAAATACTGGTACAGCTTCTGTAACAGGTACGACATTTACTAATGTACTTCAAGCCAACACATCGACAAATACAGCTACAGCATCCGTAACTGGTACAACATTTACCAATGTGTTGCAGGCTAATACAACAGTTAACACAGCAACAGTATCTGTAACTGGTACAGTAATTACAAATGAAGTTGCAGCAAACACATCTGTAAATTCTCCATTAGTTGTTGCGAATAATATTACATCAAACAACACAATTACTGCAAATAATATTTCCCTTTCTAATGTATTGAATGGAAATACAAGCACTGCTTATTTTAATAGTATATTTGTTCAAGGTGGTGGTCTAACAATTAATGGAAATTTTGTTTTAACTGGAACAACAGTTTATACAGCAAATACATTCTTACTTTCCGCCAACGTATCAACCGCAGTATCCAGTTTCTACAATGTTGACAGAGGTTCAACTGGCGTCGATGCTGCATTTC